ACCAACATCCAGTTGGTCAACACGGCTATCGACACAGTTAAGCGTGACAATGATGTGCTTACATCAAACTACGCCGAAGCCATGTCTATGGGCGACTACGAACGCGCTGCAAAGATCCAAGCAACGATGGCATCTAATTCTGCAAAGCTTTTGCAGTTGGAAAACGGCCTTCGTGAAATGCAAAGCGCGCCAAAGCGCCCGCCAATTGAAAATGTTCCGCCTCCTGCCTCTGTGCAGCTGGATCAAATTATTGGCGCGGTTACCCCCCGTTCAGCAAGCTGGCTGCGCAGCAATAAAGCGCAATTGTCTGATGAACGTATGATCAAAAAGATGTTCCGTGCGCATGAAGACGCTATTGATGACGGCATTGAAGCCGATTCTGATGCGTACTTTAGGTACATTGAACAGCGCTTGGGCCTTGGTTCTAAGGAACAGGATGACAATCCAATGTCTTCAGCCTCTAAGCCTGTACAGCGGCAAGCTGCGCCGCCGTCAGCACCCGTTAATCGCGAATCAAGTTCACGTTCAAACACTGTTCGTTTGACCCGCGCAGAGGCCGATACGGCCAAAATGCTTGGGATGACCGAAACAGAATATGCGAAACACAAAATTGCCCTTCAGAAAGAGGGCAAGTTGCCACATTAAGGAGGCAAATCATGGAAAATAAGCCAATCCGCAAGCGTGGCCGTCCGCCGAAGCTGTTTGAAGCGCCTAAAATGGTAGAAGTGGAAGAAATCGTGGTCGAAACACCAATTGAACGTCCAGCTATGCGTGCTGAAATGCGTGAAGAAAGCCCTGCAGAGCGCGCCAAGCGACGTGCTGCCGAAATTCGTGGCCATTTGAACGGCATTGATGAAGGAACAGATGAATTTTACATCGATCCTTCGATGATCCCGGATGGTTGGTCATATGAATGGAAGCGCCGCCTGCTTCTTGGCGCGGAAGATCCGTCCCACAACGTTGCTCTGTATCGTATGGGTTGGGAACCAGTGCCGCTTACACGCCATCCTGAAATGATGCCCCGTGATTGGCGCGGTGAAACAATCGAACGCAAAGGCATGATCCTTATGGAGCGTCCTTTGGAGTTGGTTGAAGAAGCACGCGCAATTGAACGTCGCAAGGCAGTCAATCAGGTTCGTGATAAAGAAGCGCAGATTGCTGGCACGCCAGACGGAACGCTTACGCGCGATCACGCACAGGCGCGTCCTTCGATCAAAAAGGGATACGAACCAATCCCGATCCCGAAAGACTGAATTTAAGTCACGCTTAATTAAAGGGGGTGTTAAACGCACCCCCTTTTTTATTGCATAGCTATGTGATAAATATTGCATTAGCCAAATAGGCAACCGCCTCCCCCGGTGTGGAGGTATAAACTTTTCCCGGTTCTTAATCGCCCCGGCGTGCGATGATGGACCTCCTGAAAAAGGAGAACCCGTCATGGCGAATGCTAATACGCCTTTCGGTTTCCAGCAGTATCAGGGTAACGGCTCTGCTCCGACTTACGAACAGATCCCCGTTGCCATTGCTTACAATGCTTCGGCAATCTACTACGGTGACCCCGTAGAACCAGACGCAAATGGTCAAGTTGTTCAGGGTGACGGCACAACCGGAAACCCCGGCGTTGCTGGCATCTTTGTCGGCTGCAAGTACCTTTCGGTTTCGCAGAAGCGCACCGTTTGGTCGAACTACTGGCCGGGTTCGGACGTTGCTTCTGGCAACACCGTCGAAGGTTACATCATCAACGATCCGAATGCCAAGTTTGTTGTCCAGTCGGACAGCACTGGCATCGTTGCTGCCGATGTGAACCTGAACATCGGCTACGCAATCGGCACAGGCAATACCAACACTGGTATTTCTGGCGCTTATGCAACTGGCGCTGCCGCCACTGCAACCCTTCCTTTCCGCATTGTCGGACTTCTGACGGCTCCTCCGGGGTCGCCGGGCACCGAAGCTGGCGCGTACAATCGTATCATTGTCGCGTTCAACAACGTTGCCACGAAGTCTCTGACTGGTATCTAAGGAGTAGTGACCAATGGCCGTTAATCTTTCCGCCATTAAAGACCTTCTCCTTCCCGGTCTACGTGGAATTGAAGGCAAATACGAACAGATCCCGTCACAGTACGACAAGATCTTCACGAAGCACGAATCGAAAATGGCCCTTGAACGCACGGCTGACATGCGTTTCCTTGGCCTTGCGCAGCTGAAGACCGAAGGTGGTCAGACTGCATTCGATAACGCAGCTGGTGAACGTTTTGTGTACAATCAGGAGCATACTGAAATTGCTCTTGGTTACGCGATCACCCGTAAGGCTATCGACGATAACCTCTACAAGACCCAGTTCATGCCGTCGAACCTTGGTCTGATTGAATCATTTCAACAGACAAAGGAAATCTATGGCGCGAACGTGCTGAACTCTGCCACGACCTACAATGCGTCGATTGGTGGTGACGGCAAGGCTCTCTGCGCTGTGGACCACCCGATTGATGGTGGCACGATTGCGAACCGTCCTCTGGTTGATGTTGAACTTAACGAAGCTACGTTGCTGAACGCGATGATCGCGATCCGTACTAACTTCAAAGACAACGCTGGCCTGAAGATCTTCGCCCGTGGCCGTAAGTTGGTTATCCCGCCGCAGCTTGAACCAGTTGCTATCCGTCTTACTAAGACGGAACTTCGTCCGGGTACTGCAGACAACGATGTCAACGCGATCATGATGACCGCTGGTGGTCTTCCTGAAGGCTACATCGTCAACGACTACCTGACAGCAGCTGCTACATGGTTCCTGCTTACAAACATTGACGGCCTCTCCTACATGGAGCGCGTCAAGTTTGAATCGGATATGCAGGTCGACTTCGTAACAGACAACCTGTTGGTGAAGGGCTACGAACGTTATTCGTTCGGCTACTACAACTGGCGTTCGATCTACGGATCGTTCCCGACCTAATTAAAGTAAGGGCGGTTTCCTTTAATTAGGAGCCGCCCTTATTTAACGTTCCGGGTGTTCCGATCATACTGACAGCCCCGGCTGACTCTGCACAGACAGTATGATCAAATCGTGCAGGAGGACCCAATGGGTACTACTACTTTTACTGGTCCCGTTAAGGCGGGTAACGTTCTTAACACGACTGGCACAACAGCTGGTTCCGTGAAGAACGTTGGTTCTGTCGTTATGGCGCAATCAGCTGCAGTCACGCAGGCTGGCACATCTACGGCTGCTACTACAGGCATTTGTATTCCGGCTAACAGCCATATCGTCGGCATTGACGTTCTGGCCACTGTTGCTTGGGATGGTGCTGCAGACACAATCAGCATCGGAACAACTGCGGCTGCAAACCAGCTTGTTTCGGCTGGCGCGTTGACAAACATTGGTCTTACAAAACTTACGCCGGGAACGGATGCTACCCGTACCGCTAAGTGGATTGATGTTGGCACAAGCGATGTGCTGATCTATGCTCTTTCCGCTAATACGGGCGCTGGTGACGGTGTTGTAACCGTATACTACGTTCAGGCTGAAAATCTAACTGCGTAAGCCATTAGGAGGCTCCTATGAAGGGTAAGACTGTAAAAGACACCAAGGTGACCAAGGCTTACGCTGGCGGCGATAGTAACGTTGCACACGAAGCCCATTCGGACACGGATGGTTTTAAAAAGGGCGGTCGCGCCAAGAAGAGCATGGGCAAGGCTGCTGGCCTTATGTCCAAGGCCCACGCTGGCCGTAAGCCCCGCAAGTCGGGCGGCGGCGTGTTCTCTTCGGCAGCTGCCGGAACTCCCCGTCCCGGCTTCAAGGGCTAATTGCTCTTAACGGGTCGAACGGCGGGGGGCTTAGGCCCCCCGTTTTTTCTAGAGGGTTAAACATGGCTAAATCTCCTGCGTGGCAACGTTCTGAAGGCAAAAACCCAGAGGGTGGGCTTAATGCAAAGGGTCGCGCTTCTGCTAAAGCGGAAGGGCATAATCTTAAGCCACCTGTAAGCCGTGAACAGGCTAAGAAAAGTGATGCTTCGGCACAGCGTCGGGAGAATTTCCGTAGCCGTATGTGCGGTATGAAAGAAAAGTTAACATCCGCAAAGACAAAGCATGATCCAAATAGTCGCATTAATCTGGCCTTAAAAAAGTGGGATGTAAAATGTTAAAATGCACCCGCTGCAGGCAGGAAAAGCCAGAAACTTCAGAGTTTTTCCCGTTACACAATAAAAAAACTAATGGCCTTGATAGTTGGTGCAGGGCATGCCGTAGTGCTTATAAATCTGAAACTAGGCGCGGGAAATACCGCGAAATGATCCCAGATTATGTGCTTAAAGATATGCTTAACAGCACTTTTGAATGCACTATTTGCGGCGAAGAAGCTGACCTTGTTGTAGACCATGACCACAAAACAAACGTGGTTCGGGGACTTCTCTGCAATAAATGCAATAAGGGTCTTGGACTTTTCAGGGATAATCCTGAATATTTGGAATTTGCCCGTATCTATCTTTTGGCATCACAGGGCGCGCCGGAGGCGGCTGAATACGTTCAAAAGCATAGTGGGCTTAGCCTATATGGAGAACAGAGCAATGGCTGATAAACCGTTCTGGGAAAAAGACGCTCCCAAAGACGCCAAAGAAAAGCATTTGAACAAAAAACAGGTTACAATGGCGAAAGCACGGGCAAGAGCCGCAGGACGGCCTTATCCTAACTTGGTCGATAATGTTGCTGCCGCACGCGCGGGGAAGGGCAAATAAATGCAGTCAATTACGCTTACAAAATCCGGTGTTGGTTCAAGCACCGTTCGCGCTTTGGATTATTTCCAAAATCCGTTCAATGTTGGTCTTGGCGCGGTTGTCACTGGAGCTGTGACATACACTGTTGAATATTGCTTTGAAGATCCGTCAAACGCTGATTTCAATGCATCAACCGCAACATGGTATGCCGTAACGGGTCTTTCTGCAGAATCGACCACTAAGTCGGCTGCTCTTACGGTTCCGTGCCGTGGCATTCGCGTAACGAACGCTGTTGGTAGCACTGGCTCTATCGTGGTGTACGTCCAGCAGGCTGGCACGCGGTAACGGGAGCTACCGATGGCCACAAGCGGCACATATGATTATTCACCATCTCTTGGTGAACTTACGTTGTATGCGTACAATCTGTGCGGTATCCGCAACACAGCGCTGTTGCAGGAACACATGGAGGCTGCACGCACGGCAACCAATTTGCTATGCGCGCGCTGGTCAAACCAAGGTGTAAATCTTTGGACTGTTGATCTTGTGACTGTGCCTCTTGTTCAAGGGCAAGCTACATATACTGTTGATGATACGACCGTTATGGTGCTGGACGCATACATTACAATTGCGCAAGGGATGTCTAATACTGACCGTATTATCCTTCCTGTATCGCGTACTGAATATGCGTCATATCCAAACAAAGAACAGCAAGGTTTCCCTACGACATATTGGTTTGATCGCCTTATGTCTCCTGCTTCTGGCAACCAGACCCTTACGCTCTGGCCTGTCCCAGATGGTGGCGAAGCAACTACTCTTAAGTATTATCGTGTTAAGCGAATTCAGGACGCTAATTTTACATCAGGCCAACAAATAGATATTCCATATCTTTGGCTTGAAGCATTTGCTTATGGTTTGGCTACACGTTTGGCGCAAATATTTGCTCCAGCTATGGTGCCAACTTTAAAAGCGCAAGCTGATGAAGCTTATCAAATTGCTGCCGACCAAAATACGGAATATGTGTCACAGTACATTAGTCCGCAAATACAGGGGTATTTTAGATAATGCGCCCCCATGGTCGCGCCTCTGTCAGTACAACAAACCCACGCGCCTTTGGCATATGCGACAGGTGCGGGTTTTTGTATAACCACCACGAACTTCAGTGGCAGTATGACTATCGTGGCGCGGCTCTTGTTAACGTTCGCATTCTTGTTTGCGAATCGTGTTTGGACGTTCCGCAAAACCAACTTCGCAATATTGTTATTCCGGCTGATCCTACGCCGATTATGAATGCGCGTATTCAAGATTACATTCTTGCTGAAAATGATCAACGCCTTACGTCGCAAACAGTATATAGGCCAATCTCTGCAACAGGCGATGGCACCACAGCAACATTGACGCTGCAGGTCCCACTTGTGTTTGAAGCGGTCCCTGTAGGCAGCACTATTGTTGTCGCAGGGATGCAGCCGCAGGGATACAATGGGACATTTGTGGTCACGGCGTCATCCAATACTGGCGCGTACACAGTGTCCTATGCATGCCATGAAAGATCACCAATGGCCGTTAGCGGTTATGTAGCTACAAACGTTGATCCGGTTACAGGTTTGACGATACTTGGTGGCGATGTCCGCATTACACAAAACGACGATACGCGCGTAACCCAGATGACGGGCGAACCGCCATTTGGTACAAACCAACAACCGGGTACAGATCCGAATGCGCCGGGCAACGACGATCCGGGTCTGCCTTATGGATTTAATGAAGTGCCAAAAACGGGTCCTTTAGATGGCTAATAAACAAATACCGAATTTGCCGCCAGCTATTGCTCTTAATGGCACAGAGCAGGTTGAACTTGTTCAGGCTGGCGTATCGGTACGCGCCACAACGCAAGAGATCGCTGACCTTCAGGGCGTTGGGCCTACGGGACCTACGGGAACCGTGGGGCCTACGGGTCCTACCGGAAGTATGGGGCCTACAGGGAACGGACCTACCGGACCAAC